CTCTTCATCAATCCGCAGGTCTTCTGCCTGCGTCTTAATCAGCTTTAGCTCATCCAAGGCGGACCGTTGCAATTCAGCCAACTGCTTTGATATATCAACCATTTGCCGTGCGGGCTCAACCGGCGAACCACCCGCAGCATCACCAATCAAATCGCTAGATTCCGCGAGACCAGCACGCACCTGGTTAAATATGGCGCTGTATTGAGCACCCGAGGCGAAATACTCACGGGCAATATTCAGATAATTTGAGGCAGCATTTTGAAGATCCGGAGCAGCGCTAAAATCACCATCAGCAATTCTGGTTTGCAGTGATGAAAACTCCGTTCTCGCCTGCGCCAGTTTTTGACCGGTCGTCAATGTCGACAAATCGCCCGTTAACAATGACTGTGAAAAATCCTTCAGGCTTTTCGCATGAGACTTAAGACTTTCCAACGCCGAAATCTGATTTCTATACGCCTCCATTTCGCGATTGTATTTATCGTCAAAATGTTTCTGATCAAGAGACGCCTGCTTTTCCAGCTCACTGGCCTCAAACTCATATCGAGCAGTTACCGCTTGTTGCCATTGATCGTAGATACCCAGGCTGTCAGTAACGGATAAACCGCCCCCTGCTAATTGGGTTTGAAAACCATTAATCAGGGAATTTTGGTAACCCAGCTCATTCCAGCCGGCTGTTTGTCTCTGGATACTCAACGAAGAACTATCTATGCTAGAGAAGAAGGAATCGAAAGCACTACTCAACTCATTTAGCTGAGACTTCCATTCTTCGATATCATCAGACAGCTTTCCTAGCTGCTCTTCGTTGTACTGATCACGTATAGCACCCTGCTTTTTATAATACAGCTCATTTAGCTGGGCTGTATCTGCACCATACTCTTCAGCCAACTCCAACTGTTCGCTATACCACTTACCCAAATTATAGTTATCTAGCTCTAAACCCGATAAACCGAACGAATTCAGTTGTTCTGAAATCGATTGCTCGAATCCTTGTCTGGCGGCGATATCCTCTTCCTGATACTGTTCTCGAATTGCAGCCAGTTTCTTAAAATAGAGCTGGTCGAGCTGGGTGATATCTGCACCATGCTCATTTGCAAGCTCCAGCTGCGCTTCATACCAGCGCTCAACGTTGTAGGTTTCAAGTGCTTCTCCGGACAAATCAAAAGTTGCCAGTTGATCAGAAATCGATTTTTCAAAGTCCACCCTTGCAGCATCCAGACTATAAAACTGCTTAGCTACATCGTAAACATCCAGAATGGTTGCCAGACCGTCTCTGCCCGCTTCAGTAAAGGTATTCTGAGACTTCATGAGCTGAACAAACCCTTCCTCAGTTTCCGGAAATGGCAGATCCCCTAATCTTTCACCTAAACGTTGCGCCATATTTGCAGCCTGTTCGCCCTGAGAAAGAAACGCTTTTTCGAAGCCTGCCATATCTGCACTAAATTTCTGAATACCTCCTGCTCGCTCTATCAGGTCGTCCGCTAAACCAACCATCAACTCAGTTGGCAAAGCTACGTCCGCCATAACACCGGCGAGAGGCATCATTGATGTCACCGCATCACCAAAGATATCACCGAAAGTTTCACCCATCTGAAAACCAAGCACATCAGCGGCCTCAGAGACCAACTCAAATTGAGTGCCCAATCGCGCCAAAGTCTCACCAGGACCTTCAAGACCATCCGCAAAATCCCTCACCCATGGTGCAGTCTCTTCTGCCAGTGTATCCAGCATTTCACTGGCCATTGTTACTAACTCAGCATTCACCTCGTCAATATTCATATTTTGCAAACTAAATAGCGTCTCACTTATATCGATCTCAGAAAGCGCATTTGTTAGCACGGATGCATCAACACCGACGACATCCAAACCCTCACCAACAGTATCTACGACACCTTGCAATACATTGATAAAGCTTTCATTAACAGCTTCACCCAGGGATACGGTAAATAATCCAGAAGAATCTGAACCGAACGGATTACTTCTACGCTTGAACACATCAACAAATGCGACTATAGAGTCGTCTATAGTACCCGATAACAGTTCTGCAAGCGTTCCGCCCATTAGCTTAATGCCAACATCACTCACCCTCAGCCGACCTGTCCCCATTGCACTTACAACATCTTGCACCAGATTATCAAGAACGCTATTCGGATCAAAAGCAGCGCCTGACTGACCTCCGATAAGAGGGTTGTATAGTTGATCGGCTCGCCCTCTTAGCGTGCTGGTATCTAAAGACGATAGGTCGCTAAAACTCGAATCAAAAATACTTACCGACAAACCAGCGACCGCATTCTGCGTACCCTGAAGGGCATTCAACATATCCCGATTAATGCTGACAAGCTCGCTGTTTGTACTGGCTATAAGCTCGCTGGAATTCGCGATAGATTTTGTTTTCGCATTAATATCACCAAATACCGTGCCGGTACCTTGAGTCGCCTGCCGTTCTATGGATGACGGCACGTAATCATCGACACTAATTCCATTTAAAACACTGCCGATCAGACCACCCACCAAGCCACCTGCAACTGGACCAAGCACTGCACCAAACTCAGTATCGCCGAGCGCCTCCATTAATGAATCTGTTACCAAACCAGAGATTGACCCAGCAAACACCCCACCAACAGTTTGCCCCAGGTTCTCCCAATCACCCGAAGCAATAGAGTCTTGCAGTGTAGAGGCCACTCGCTCGCCAGCGTTTTGCCAAGATTTTATATAGTCATCAGTATTAGCGTCCGGTTTCGTTTGGCTTGCCTCATGAATCTTCAAAACAAGCTCTTCAACTGCCGCTCTTTGCTCGTCAGTGGCATCTTTATCCAGTTTTTTCAATGCAAGCTGTACTTTTCTGTCCTTAACAGACAGTTCCATTAAGCGCAGCTCTTCCCTCAGCTTATCTACCAGATCTTCTGTTTCTTCCTTAATATCACCTGTTGAGTCTGCAATATCTTTATTGCTGGCCGTCAGCTTTTTCGCTGCCGCAGTAGATTTACTCGTGACATCATTAATGTATTTTTCAATAGCATCTGATGGCAATGGTTTACTGAGCAAATCATCCAGTTCTTTTTGCAGGTCTTTAGCGGTGGACGAAAGACTGGCTTTTAATCCACTTAAAAATTCATTGTCTTTAAATCCGCCACCACCCGCCCATTCCGGCAGCTTGTTAAGCAATTTAGTGATGCCTGAATCGACATAGGTAAGATTAAAAACAATCCCTTCCATCACCTTTGCAGCAATTACTTGCAAAGCCTTATAAACAACCTGAATACCGCGAACGCTATTAGCAAACACACCCGCAGCCTTGGTTGCATAGTCGAAAACCTTGTTGGCAACCTCACCCATGCCGCCAGTTTCTTCCGTTACACCAAACATTTGTTCGGCCAGGTCTTTTACAATGGGTGCGACCTTAACGGTAATTTGGTTAGCGAAACCTTCATACAATAATTTGGCATCGGTTACCGCATCGTTTGCCTGCTCGATTTTTGAGGCATCCAAACGACTGAGTGAAACCCCTGCAATATCAAGCTTTCGTGATAGCTCGTCCGCTCCCTCTGATCCGTTCTTGAACATGTTGACCAGTGATACACCCTCGCGGCCAAATAGCGCTGCCGTTGCCGCAGCTTTCTCTTGTGCGCTTTCCATATCACCGATTTTATCGGCCAACACTTTGAACTGCTCATCAGGTTTTAGCTTGAAAAACTCCTGATTAGCCAGCCCCATGCCTTCAAGCGTGGTTTTTGCTGCGCCAATGCCTTTTTCAGCCTCACCCATTCGCTTGACCATTCTTTCTAGTGAACTATCAAGCTTTTGTTGAGATACACCAGATAACTCTGCCCAATGACGATATGTTTGCAAGGATTCAGTCGCTAAATCCAGCTTATCAGCGGTTTTAGCCAACAAATCTATCGACTCAAGCTGAGTCTTAACCATTGCAGTAAAAGCAGCTGCCGCCACCCCTGCAGCAACAGCCGCATAGGTGGACAATTGCTTTCTAGTATCAGACACTTGTGAAGCGTATTTCTTGCTATATTGCGTGGCTTTTTTTTGCTTTTTATTCAGACCCTCAAGCTGGTTTTGCGTCAACTGCAGCGCTTTTACACTACCTTTTGCATCACCATCAATGATTAAGCCAATTTTGTATGATTTAGCCATATAACGCTCTTAGCAAATTCAAGCCGCAACACACTAGCCGCTAACTTCGTTGATCTTTTCCAATGCGCCAGACTCAATAAGCCTGACATCTTCAAACAACTCTGCACGCCGATCTTGATCAAATCCTTGGAGACGTAACACTGACTCCAATGAGGCGTAATCAATACCCTGACGGAATAAACCGCCCATACCACAAGAAATGATTCGCCACTGAGTTTGGCAGGCAATGAATACCTTCAACGCCTCCCAGTTTTCATGCCAAACTTCAAAGTCGGCCTTTTGCTCCTGGGCAAGCTGTCTGTCAATTTCTTCCTGAGGCAGGCCGTACGCTTTTAGCTCAGCCTCCAGATCGGTGTTTGAATCACCGCTGGAGTCTGCCCAATACTCGCCGGCCTGTTCTAGTTTTTTCTGCGAAGAGCCTCAACCACATCTTTACCCAGGGTGACACCCATATACGCTTCCATTAGCGGCTTGCGCACGTAGTCGATATCCATTAACTGAATGCGAAGGTCGTCACTGAATTCGATTTCCTTACCTTGCTCATCTTTCACGCCTTTTAGATCTACGAGATAAGATTCCATCAAATCATCATCTGTCAGATTTCCAGCTTCCAGATCGGCCAACAAATCTTTCGTATCCGTGACAGATAGCTTTTTAAATTCAGCTTGAAAATCTGATTTTTTAATTCGACCATTGTCTTGCGGTTCCAACACCTTAACGACTATTTTAATGGTGTCTTTTTTTGCCAGAACAAAACTCATAACAATATTCCTTCCGTTTTCCGTTGTTTTTCGTTCCGTTAATTTAAAGGTGATAGCCGGGCACGGAACACACCCGGCTATCATTTCCCCGTTACTTCACAGTAACGGTGAAATCGTCGTCATTACCATCGGTATTCAGAAACTGCGCATCCATGTTAAACATGAGAATACCGTCTGAATCCGCACTGGAAATGTTGGACAACTGGACTTTAGGCGCATCAAACTGAACGATGTTACCCGCGTTAATACCATGAACAATCTGCACAGCGCCTGTGGTAATCGTGGTGTGTGATTCTGCATCCGCAAAGAAGTCTTTGGTGCCAATTTCTGGCGCTTCAATCGAGAACTGGCCAGATGGGGCCCGGTCGGTAATTTCTACCGATTCACCATTCACAACATTCCGATACACAACTTCCCAGTTCATATCCACCGAGAAGCTTTCGGCTTTTGCCGTGTAACCCAATACGCTATAGGTAGGCGTATTCGCAGCAGTGACCGCAACAGGTGCAACAAACGCACTAAAGTCTGGCGTAAACGCTGCCGCAGCGGGTCGTGAATAGAAACCCGTAAAGGTGAAACTCATCGTTGGTAGCTGACCTTTTGACAAGCTGAAGCTTACGGTACCACGAGCACCCATAATCTTTTTCAGCTCTCCCGCTTCCATGAAATACAACGTCACAGACTCAAAAGCAGAGGAAACTGGTGCATAGACGACATCAGTGCCGGCATTGATGGTTTCTGAGAAACCACAAGCCCGCAGCAACGCACCATAACCAGGAGCATCACCTGCAGTACCAGAGCCTGCCAATTCAACTTCAAATGTCACCGTTGAATAAGGGCCTGTATTGATTTGCTCTGAATTACCCAGTTGCGTGGAGTCAAAATCACGAGAAACTTTGTTGCCCTCGTAGTGATTGACTGTTAACCCCTTGGTCAGGATTGCATCGGTGCCTGCCGGAGTGGCATCAACACCATACGTGGACTCAATCTTTGCTGCTAGTACGCGGCTTTTGTACTTTCTGGCCATCTTTCACCTCTTCTTTTTTAGCGGGTTGCTTGAGTTCTTGTTCTTTGGTGCATTCGACCAGCACCCGTTTACCGTCGCGCATTTCGTAGCGACCACCTGCGTTTTGTGGCACTTTCTTTCTCCCATAAAAAAAGGCCACCGAAGTGACCTTTGTTTTTTGATTGTTTTCTCTAGCCCTGACTCACTTGCGTTCTAACCTCGAACACAATGCGTCTTGAGTAGTAAGTTCCTGTGATTTTATGATTGTCCGCTTCAACCGCTTCTAGCTGCTCATGCTCATTATCGTGTTGATAACCAATCAGAGTAGAGACGACTGCTTTTTCAAGGTCATCCACCTGATCTGCAGCACAAACCAACAGCATGCCAACCTGCTTTGTGGCTGATTGTCTAATAAAGTTATCCAGTTGAGATGGGGTATAAATAGTCTTGCCCTGGTAGAGAATGACGGCAGGAGTTTCCTTTTTAAAATCTTCCAGTGGCTCTAAATCTTCCGCAAGTTCGACCGTGTTGAACAAGCCTGTAGCAATAAGTAAATCTTTAAGGTTGGTAATCATTATCCGGTTAACCTGCCTAAGTAGTAATCCATTTGATGTTCAAATTCTGGCTGGAAGTTTTCGGAAATGACTTTATCAAATTCAGCCAGCTGCTTTTTTGTCTCCATAACTTCAGGAATGGAGAACATGGAAGGTGTTTTGTAAGATTCCCGTTCTGCGGTTTTTCTTGCGTGGACGGTTGTGCCTCTGTTGGTCAAGAACGCAGGCACTGAAAGAATGGGTTTTCTTCCTTCTGCCTTGCTGACTTTTACTGTGACGACACGCCGTTTTATTTTCTTGCCAAAGTGCTTGCTTACAACCCGGACAACCTTATCTTTCGGGTTAAACATAGCTAACGGTAATCGGCGACCAATGTACTCCAACACCGCATCTTCAAATCCTTGCCTGCCAGCTATGGCCTTTCTGCGAGTCAACGCCTTGTTAACATCTTTGGCCTTAATAACGTATTGCTCACGTATCTTTTTATTAAGTGCTGTAGCAGATCTGGATAAGAGACGGTTTTTTGTTCTTGCGTAGGCTTTCTCTACTTTTACAGGATCATAGATCTGTTTTAGTCGCTTAAGGTCATTGCCTTCATAGCGAATCTCGATCATACAATTTCCCAACGATCGCGATTGGATTTGCGATCCAGAACACGATTCAATGTGTATTTCTTGCCGCTCTGGGTCTCAATTACCCCTTTAGCCTTCGCCGGAAAGTTCTCATCAGCAAAGGTGATAGCATCCACAATCGCATACACCCCCACTTCGGACTCGATAGTGATGCCTTTGTCGATAATGGCTCTTACCAAATGCGCATCATCGTAAATAACGTTCTCGCCGAACTCGTCGTAGAGAACGCTATCCATGGCACTGAATTCATCATCCAGATTCATGCGGTTACTCAGCAGCCTCGGCTTCGGCGCTATCGTCCTGATCGTCTATCACAAGAGACACAGAGTTGCCGAACACTTCTGCTTGCTTTTTAGTAAGCTCAAACTCTTCACCCGCTTTAATAACGGCTTTTTCGTCAGCCGCATTTTCGCGATATTCAATACGGCAGTTAGCCACGTATTTATGTTTACTTGTAGACACAATAAACTCCACTTTTCCGTTAAAAAGTAAAAGAAGTAGCCGACTGCTTAACGGCTACAATGAGAAACAACCTTAGAACAAGGTGACTGCAACGAATGCGTCTGGATCAGGTGTTACCATCAGTGGAGCCGCCTGAGTTTGCAATCTCTCAACTGATGGATCTTCACTGAACCAATTCTTGGTGTGGCGAGTGGTAGATACAATGCCCTCTGCATTTGCTTTAGCATCCTGAATTGCACCATAGGCACGCACACCATCATAATTACTTGGTGCCAACAACAAGCTGTTGCTTGGCATGTAGTTGGTTTGCGTATCGGTATCAGGGTCGGTGTATTTGCCGCTATACACGTAAATGGCATACTCACCAAAGTAACCTTTGAAAGTTACCGCCTTAGATAACTGAGGCCCAAGCTGAATTGAAGAAGTGGAACCACGCTGCGTTGTATCCAAGTTCTCTTTTACAGCTTTGAAGCTACGGAACTTGCGCCAACCCGCTTTGTCGAAAACCAAGACATCTACTGGACCACTCGCCAGTTCTGCCCAGTCTTCAATATCATCGGTTGGGTCGTAGGTGTCAGCATCTACGGTATCCCACTTGGCTGCACCTGCCAAGGTTACGTTGTTGTTGGCATTACGACCAAAATCCACTTCCTGTTCTGGATAGTCATCACCCTTAACGACCACTTTACCGGTCATTACTGCTTGCACCGCCATCCATTCTTCTCGGTGCACTATGGATTCTTCCTGATCCATCAACAGCTGAGTGACAACAGCCAAACGGCGCTGCACTGGCGACAAAGAGCCACCAATCATTTCGCCAGGTCTACGCTTAAGTAACTGACCAGGCTCAACCACATCAGTTGGCTTAACGTAAGCAGGCGCAAAGCTAACCAATTTACCGCCGCGCTGTTTCAACGCTCGACCGGCCACCATTGGTGAAACAAACGGTGCCAGTTTTACGCCTTTTACCAGTTTGTCGAAGGCAATTTCTTTAGTGCCAAACGTGACAACGCTGCCAAAAAACATGTTAAGGAAAAACGATTCAAATTGAGGCGTTTGTTCCTTGATACCCATCAGGGTATGTGTATCCAATACATTAATAGTCATTGCTTAAATTCTCCTAGCTGACCAATGGTTGCAAGCTAATTGGGGTGCCGTTAAAGGCGTTCATTTTCTGGACATCCGTTGATGTGCCAGGCCATGCAACGGCATCAATATTGAAACACCCTGCCTTGATGAATTGAGCTTTAACATCACCGCTTGTGGCATCAACTGCCTCTGCGGCAATGCGCACGGCCACTTCTGAACCGTCACTGCCTGCTGGGTTCCAGATTTTCAGCTTACCTGTTGCTGTGACACGCCCCAACGGCGCATATTTGGCAACATTTTGGCCTGACACTAGAGTGTCTTGCGTTGTGCGGGTCGGCTCGGTACCCGCTTCCCATTGCTCTACTTCATACGTTTCATTCATTTAGAGAATCCTCCAGTGGCTTGTTTGTGTGCAGCGAGGGCTTGAGCTACCAAGTCGTCTTCATCAGACGCTTTGGTTTCAGCTTCCGCACCAATGTTTGGCTGATCACAACCAGCCATTGCTTTATCTAGTGCTGTTTCAGCGTTTGCGGTGGCGACCTCTTCTTGTGCAGATGCAGCCAACACCTCTGCGGCCTGCTCTGCAGACATCGAGGTGTTAAACGCCAAGTGATTAGCTAACTTGGATCTGCCTTGCGCCTCTTCATGATTGATAATGGCCTTACAGCGCTCTCTTTCATCCGCCGCAGCATTGGCCGAGGTATCCACTGTGCTTTCGTCACCCTGCAACGTTTCATCAGCAGCGTTAGCACCGGGCTGTTGTTGTTTTTCAGACATGTTTGCTCCTATAGCAACGGTTACTCTGCCACTGGATGACAGAAATTCATTAAAAATGGCGATTGCTTCATGGCCGTTAACCAGCTCATCCGCAAAACCAACATCAATAGCGGCTGAGCCTTGGTAAACAGCTGCCTCAGTCGCTAAAATCTCTTCAACAGATAACGCCATGTTCTCCGCCATCAATTCGGCAAATTGCACGCGCAATTGATCGGTTTGACTCTGAAAACGTGCCAACACCTCTTCTGGCAAGTCTTCATAGGGGTTACCTTCACCTTTACGCGCGCCCGATCGTGACTGGGAAAC